CGGGATGCGTACAAGAGGTTTGGCCGGGTTGAAGTCGTAGCGGCCCGAAATCCGACCGTTGAGAGAGCTGATGATCCTACACAGCGACAGCACGATGTTGTAAGACCTTTGAGGAGCCTCCAACAGGATACAGCCGCTGATGGTCCGATACGCCTCGTCCGTCTTGTCGTTGTACTGCCGGGCGGCCCGGTCGTCGATCTTGCGAAGCATCGACCACGCGATGCCGTGAGCCTGCGTGACCAAAGTCTGGGCCTGCGTATAGCGGCGTTTGGTTTCATGGTGGAACAAGCCGGATGCCGTGAGTTCGGACTCAAGGTCGAGCATCGCGTAGTTCAGGCAGCCGACCAGCGTAAGCATCCGCACCGCGAGCGGCACGTACCGCTCGTCTTCCGGACGAGGACCCCGCGTAAGCAAGCGAGTGTTCATCCATGCCGTATGTTTAATCAGCATTGCCTGGCGGTAAGGAAGGTTGGTCATAATTTGACAACGATTGAGGTTCCGATTTGACGATCTGTTATTTTCCCTTATTCATTGTAGATTTCACGCGGATAGATGCTTAAATCGGAGATATGTATTCCGTTATCTTTTTCGAACTGCATCAGCAAGCAGGATATTTGGTCTTCAAGATGTTCCTTGGCATCTTTGACTTCAGATATCGTTTTAATTACAGGTTTCATGGTTAGCTCGGCAATTGGTTGGTTTTAACAATGACGGGAAGCATTGTTCTGCGGGGCCGGGAATATCCTTTTCGTCCCATCGCTTCGAGTTTTGAGACCATCACCCTGAGTTCTGCGAGCGAAAGCCGGGCGAACTCCTTTCTGGCAATTCGATTGCTCAAACAGAAGGCATCGACCACATCCCAATCCGAGGTGTCGACTCCGAGACGTTGCATCCGGTGCAATACCGCAGAGCGGAGCCGCTTCTGTTCACGACGAAACTCTTCGGTACTTAAACCCGGATGTTCGATCTCTGCCTCCATAGCTCTGCACATCGCCTCATACTCGTCTTTCTGCATCTCCCGGAGAGAGGTAGTACGCCCCTTTGTAAATTGTAGGATGAGCGTTTCTTTGATCTGCTCCCGATCGCCTTGCATCTGCCGCAAAAGCGCATAAAACCGGGCATAACTGGTCGGCTTGTTTTTCATGGTATGACGTGTTTTACAAAGTTCTTTCTACTGTCTTTACAAGTGGCGATTCTGCCGTGAAGATCCGCATTCGACGTTGTCGTGCAATCAGATACTCAAGGGTGGCCCCTTCACTTCTTGGCCAGCCGGGCAGCATATAGATTGCCTGGCAACGCAACAGCATGGCGATGTCTCGTCCCATGTGGTCTTCCCAAGCGGCATCGGCCGGAAGACCGTTATTCATCGGATTTATCGGCAAAAAACCGAATCTTCGCAATTTTATTTCAGCCTGCTCGAACTCTTCCCTGACCTGTGCCAACGGACGGCCCGATATGCGACCGCTGATGTATATCTTCATTATTTTACGTTCTTTGAAAATGGTTTCGGTTTGTTGGGGTCTCCCCAGTATTCCTCGGCTTTTTCGCGCCAGATCGTATATTCTCCCGTTGGCCCAAAGAAGCGTCCGTTCGTAAAGGCTTTGTATCCCTCGACCCATATCTTCAGCCCGGCATCGTACATTACCGACCGCGCGGCCCGGCCTGCCGGTTGTTTTCCGTCGGCATGGCTGACGAAGACGAGCATCTTGTCCAGATGCCGTTCCTTGAATGCGATGTACTGACGGTAGTCAAGTTGCGTGTACTGGAATGAATCGATGATGACGAAGTCCGGAGACTTGCGCTTCGACAGCCGTTCGTCGAGATCTGCAATGGATTCTCCGGCTACCACCTGGAACCGGCGGCCGCAGTCCTGCATGGCATGACGCCGCAGCGCGTTCAGGAACGAAACGGAGAGACCCTCCTCGAGTGAATTGTAAAGAACGCGACCAAAGCGGGCCAGCTCCTTGCCGAACGATAGAACGGCGGAGGTTTTCCCGTTACCGGACTTGCCCCAGAAAAAGACGACCCCGGTACGGTCGATTTCGCCCACGCAATTGCCCCATCCTCCTTCGAGACGGAGCGTGGACCGACGGATCGACAAGGCCTGTGATATGGAGAGTGATTTACCCATGATCGGATGGTATTTGAAAAGTGTTTGAACAGATTATTTCGAGGCGATGGCGGCCAATCGTTTCTGTTTGTGAATCTCGCGGCGGACACGGCGCAGGTCGAAGTCGCATGTGGCGGCATCCTTCACAACCGTTTTGACAACACGCTCGTCCGTCAGACCGTTTGCCCGGGCGATGGCGGCAACCTCGTAGGAGGTGGCCGGGGTCAGTTCCACGAACTTGCGACAGATACGCGAATGGATCTCATCATAGCCTTTCTTATTGTACGACAACCCGATCTCCATGCGCCGCTTGATATAGCGAGTCGATACGAAGATGATTCCGCAATAGTTCTCCAGTCGGTTGTAGATAGTGATGAAGTAGTAAAAGATCGAATCTGCCAGCTTATCCCCTTCGTCGAATACGAGTAACGGTTTATCAAGCGTCAACAGATGACGTACGACCCGCTCGAGTGCCTCTTTAAGGCTCATGTCCGAAACATTCACTCCGACCGACCGGGCCATTTCACGGATGAAATCGCCGCGGTGCATGTCCTCCGAACAGGAAACCACGAAGACATTCTCATGGCGCGCGGCGAAGTCGCGGATGGTGGTTGTCTTACCCGCCCCGGCCGGAGCGACGGCCCAGGCGACGTTCTGGTATTCCTGGGCATCGGTCAGCAACATCGAAAGTTCCTGGTAGACCATTGTCGGCGAGAGTTGCCAGTCTTCGCCCCGCTGTCCGGCAATCTGGGCGCGGAGCTTGGTGAACATATCATCGCTGATCGTCTCATAGCGGCCGTTGAGAATCGTCGATAGCGTACCGGCCGAGATCCCGACCAAAGAGTTCGCCGCCTTGTTCTGGCTCGGATACCGGGCCACATAGTTTTGAAGGAGAAGACGGATCTCGTCTTTCTGTTCGTTAGTAAGTTTCATATCTTAAAGTTTGTTTAATAATGATACTTTATCGAAAGTCATGTTGCTTATCTGCTTCCCGACCTGGCCGATGGCAATCGGTTCGCAGGTTTCATCCGAAATCCCGCTCTCGGAGGTCATATCGCGGGCGTATCGATCCAGCAGCTGCTCCTGTGCCCGGCGCGACAGGCCCTGAAGCCGTGGTGTCCGCAAGCCGTGCTGTTCGGGGGCAACCCCATGGGCAATCTCCAGTTCGTATCCCTCCATCTGACGACGAACGCGTTCTTGTTTATTGGCTTCGAGCGTTTTACGCAGGAAGGCCTGCTCCTCGGGAGTTTGCTCCTGGATGGCGCGGTGAACGACCGCATAGGGGACGGCCGGAACTACCATCCGCAGGCCGCCGACGGTCGGCTTTGTGCAGAGCCATACGCGCGTCATGTCATCCGGATCGTAGCGGACGAAGAACTTGCGTGTGGTGTTCGAGCGGCGGAACTCCATGTCGGGATGCCCCTCGGCGTCGAGTACCTCGTAGCTGTACCGTTGTCCCTCGACCTGAATGGCGATGCCCGAAGAGGTGAACTCGCTCGGGCGCTCCGTAACACGCCAGAACATCTCCATATAGTCGTACTGCGAAAGGGCCGGGGCCTCGGGGTTCTGCGAGCGCAGGTACATCTCCCGGCGGCTCATCTTCGATTCGGGATGACGCAGGTCATTCCATCGCTGGCGGTATTCGGCATAGGCCGCACACAGCTCCTCGAATGTGTAGAGGTCGTCCGCGTTGGCTTCGACAAACTCGAGGTTCGGACGGGAATCACGACTCGTGGCCGTAATATTCTGCCCCGTAAACCGCCAGTCGCCATGCAGCACTTCGCGCTGGAACCGGCCGAAGATCGATTCGATGGTCTTGGCCTGCGGTCTGTGCGGTTCCGTCGTGCGGCTGATACGGCAGATCCGCGACATGAAACTCAGCGAATCGGTCGTTTTCTGTCCGCCCTGGTTGTCGGTAACGATCTCGAAGGGCTTGTGGCCGGCCGTTTCGATGGCCATGCGGAAGGCGCGGCGCTGCAATTCGGCATTCTCACGCTCGCCGATACAATAGCCGAGCATCATCTCGCTGTATGCGTCGATCACCTCATAGACCATGACCGTCTTCTTGACCGGTTTCCCATCCTTGTCGCGCCCCTTGTAGTAGAGATTCAGTTTCGTACCGTCGCCATACCACAGCGCATCGCGCACGCCGGGGAGAATCGTCTGCTGCTTGCGGTCGAACTTCTGGCGGGCGGAGAGCTCTCCGTACACCGCAGCCCACCATTTCGGCGCTACATCCGGCCGCTCCAGGTAGGAGGTGACCGAGTTCATCGATTCGAGCGTCTTCCACCCCTTGCGCTCGGCACGCCGGTTGTACTCGTCGAAGATCTGGCGCAGGGTATAGACCGGTACGCGGCTGCGACGCAGGGCGACGAGCAGTCGGCCGCCCTCGGGTGTGATCTTCGTCTTGTTCGCATTGCAGAACTTCTTTGAGACGAGGCAGATGAATCCCTCGCGCTCATAGGTGCGCACCTTGTCTTTCAATCGGGCTTCGTTGTTGGGCAGCGTATGGTGGAAATCCGCCCGCAGGCGCTCGGCCGAAGCCAGAATATTCTCCCAAACGATGCGTGTGGAGTTCTTGAGGCGGTTGCGGCCGAGGCGTTGCTTCTCGACCTCCTCGTGCAGCGCGTCCAGAACAGACGCGTTCAGCGTGTACTCCTCGACCTTGTCGTCGGGGAGCGTCTCCCCGTTCGGGAGTCGGAATGTTCCCGGCTCGAGGCCGGCAAAGAAGCGGCGTGCCTCGGCGTTGATCACCAGCGCCGATTTGTCCCGGCTCAGCAGCACCTCCGGATCGCCGTACTTGGACTCGAACCGTCGGCGGAACCGCTCCGGAAGCGACGAATACTCGATCAGGGCACACGATCCGAGTCCTTTGCCGGGACGGAGAATATTGACCTGTTTACGGCGAACGAGATTACGGTAATTATTCATTGACATAATCGCTTTCCCGTCGTCGCTGCGCGTCAGATCCTCCACCGTGACTGCTATTGTTTGACCGTATCGTTGCATGTTGTTGTCTCGTTTATTGGACTCCCGTGCCGGTATCGCTCCGGATAACGCCTTACGCGTTCACGGGAGAATCGCTATATTTGTGCTGTCAACTACAAACTTTTAGCGATTATGGGTAAGATCTTTCGTTTGAATGTAACCGTCTCTTATTTTGAGGGTACGAACATCAACCGGTATCGGAAACCTATCTTGGATATTTTCAAGAGTTTTGCATGGCTTTATCACCTCGATTATGCGATTTCAATCAATCATGATTTCGGACTCGAAAGCGGAGAGGCTGATCTGGTGTATCTTCGCTCGACAGACAAGACCGAGATATCCAAAAAGGAGTTAGACAAGGTTATTTACGATGTGTTCCGCTATGGACCTTCGCTCTTGTGGGAAGGTGTCGATGTCTGTCGGCAGTTATACAAAGCTCTACCGGACTTCCCGTTTCCGGACGAGTTTTATAGACCTCTGCATTATCCCTATGTGGAGTTCCATAGCGGGAATAAAGTAATACTCTTTGTGCACGAGGAATCTCTTTCAGGGGTACTAAATGAGAGTGAGGATGAACAAAGTTCGATTTCATAATAACATTGTTTTATAAGTGAGCTCCCGTGCCGGTATTGCTCCGGACAACCCCTGCGAGTTCACGGGATTTGTCGAGGTTTACGCCATCACTTTCAGTGTGTCATAGTATTATTGTCGTTTTTCGATTTGCCTTGCTTCTTGCCACAGCGCCCAACTTACCGAGCCGCTGGCAATGATCGTGAACAGGTGAATCAAGTTCCCGGCGCACACGCCGAAGATTCCACCGAGAGCCAGGATCCCGAATATCACCGATCCGACGTAGTTCTCGCGGATAATCCACTGCTCGTTCATAGTTGTGTCGGATTTTGTGTCGGTTTGAAGACGCCACCCCGGGCGAGGGCCAGTTTGCGTATTTTGCAGGCTAACGGGGTATTCGTCTGGCCGCTTAAAGCTTCCCGGACGGTCTTGCGGGCAACCCCGAGCAACTGTGCCAGCTTGACGATCTCACCATGTTCTACAAGTACTTTTGCCATAAAATCAATTATTTTCGTATATTTGTCACAAAGGTTTCATTTGAAACTTCGATGCAAATATATATTCATTTTGTGTAAAAACAAACAAAATGATGAAATAAGTATTTCAAAATGAATAAAAGCGAGCAGATAAACGCATTAATAGCCTATTTTTCAGGCGGAAGTAAAACTGCTTTTGCCGCTAAACTTGGACTTAAACCACAAAGCATCAGTAATTGGATTGCACGTAATACTTTAGACGCTGATTTGATTTACTCAAAATGTGAAAATGTATCGGCAGAATGGCTACTGACCGGCAAAGGCAATATGCTGAATACTGATGCACGCGAAGCATCGTTTTCGGAACAGTCTCACGGCGTTCCTTTCTATGATGTAGATTTCTGCGGAGGCTTTGATATGATGGTGAATGACCAATCGGCGGTTCCGACGGGGTATATAGACTTTCCTCAATACAATAGGGCTGACAGTTGGGCACGGATCACCGGGCACTCGATGGAACCGCTGATCAGCAATGGAGATATCATCGCCCTGCGAAAGGTCGAGGATTGGCAGTCTTACTTATTATATGGAGAGATATACGGTATTATGACCAATGAATACCGTACAGTCAAACGGATTCGAAAGGCCCAGGATCCTGCAAAAGTCCTCTTGGAACCGATAAATAAAGATTTCGACACGATAGAACTCGACAAAAGATTGATAATGGGCGTTTGGGCAGTTCTTGGATGCGCAAAGAAGTTTTTTTGATCGCTATATAAACGTCACACACACGCTTTTCGGGGTATCCGTCACGATCGGATGCTCCGAATTATTTATGTATTAGCCCATTATATATATGTGTATTTATTCGTGATTGGGAATATACCCCCCTCGAATAGTTCCATACACCCCAAAAAGACCACCCAAAATGTCTCTATACCTACTCCAATACACCTGTAGCTACTCTCCAAATGAACATCTAAACGAACATCTTATAATAACTTTTCGTTTTTTAGATATGGCGTTGATTGAACATCTAAATGAACATCTAAATGAACATCTAAATAAAAAACTGACCATATCGTTGCTCTTACCGATATGGTCGTTTGAAAGGATATTTTTAGCCGTTTGAACACTGGTTTGAACGGTTGAACACCTTGCCGTCACACCATCCCGACCGCCCATAATGAAACCCCGCCAGAATCGCCGTTATATTGGCTTCTGACGGGGTTTTTGGTTTCTCGATGCGGATCTTTCACCGCCGTATTTTAGCCCATTTCCGGAACTGTTTAAGGGCATGTAACATTTATCGCTTGAACAGACCGTTCAAATGCCTCCGGATGTAACACAAAAGTAACAGCTTTGTCGCATTTCGATCGCGCAACCGTCCGAGGTTACTTTGTGCTTATCTCTCTGTTTTACATTGGTTTTACCCTCTTAATGCTGTCTTCTATTTTGACACATTTCGTTTTTACCCCCATAGTTAAACCTTTTAATTAATTCACTGATGAAAAAACAATTATTTTTAGTGGTCGTGGCGGCTCTTGCCATGGCATCGTGCTCGAAGGACGAATCGACGGGCATCAACAATGGCAACGCGATCGATTTCCGTGCAGCCATGCAGACTCGTGCTTCGGAAACGACGACGGCTAACATCACGAACTTTTTCGTGACGGCACTCGACAAGAACAACGCCAACTATTTCTCCGATGCGGAGTTTACCAAAGATGGCGCTTTCTTCACTTCTACTCCGGCCTACTATTGGCCCAGCGACGGCAGCAACCTTTCGTTCTTCGCTTACTCTCCTTCGGCTGCGGGCTTGGGTGCTACCGTGACGATTAATTCGACGACCAAGACGCTCGCTGATTTCGAGCCCGCAACGACGATCGCCGACCAGAAGGATTTCATCACCGCCACTGCTACGGGCAGCAAAACCGATGAGGCGGCAGGTGTCGCCCTGACGTTCGGGCACCGACTTTCCCAGATCGAGATCAAGGCTAAAAACACGAACGACGGTTATGTTTATAAGGTTCAGGGCGTGCGTATCGGACAGCCGGTTTCGAAGGCGACGTTCGATTTCGGAACTACCTCCTGGCAGTTGGGATCGGTAAAGACTAATTATGAAGCGACCTATGCGGGTAGCGAAAAGACGCTGACCGGTACGGCCGCATCGATTATGGCGGAGGAAGACGACAATGCGATGCTCATTCCGCAGCAGCTTATAGCCTGGACTCCCGACACGGACAAGACCAATACCAACAAAGGTGCATATCTGGCCGTGAAGGTCAATATTACGACCAAGGACGGTGCCCGTGTCTATCCTTCTGTCGGCGAATATGACTGGGTCGCAGTAGCTGTCAATACCAAGTGGGAGCCCGGTCAGAAGTACGTTTATACGCTGGATTTCTCGAATGGTGCCGGTAAGGTCGATCCCGAAAAGCCCATGCCGGGTCCGACAGATCCGTTCAAACCGGGTGAGGATGTATTGGGCAGTGCCATTAAATTTACGGTTACGGTAACTCCGTGGACGTCGGCTTCGGAGAATGTTCCGATGTAATCGATAAATTAGGATCGGGCGGGGTTGGACCGCAAAGACTTGCCGTATGTCCGAAGGTGTAGTGTACGGCAGGCGAGGGGAGGAAGGCCTCCGGCCCTCCTCTGTCCCTTCCCGATCACTTGAGGTAGCCGCAGAGCTACCGTTCGGCTCGGCCGAAAAACGCGTGAATTATATAATGTCAATGTAAATTATGAAACAGATTCTTGCAACTTTCCCGTTACGCAATTTTCTGCGGGTATTTGCTCTGGTGGCAGTCGTGTCTGCGACCTCCTGTTCGAAAGACCCGGCAGTGGATGGAGAACTGCACGGTGATATGCTTCGTTTCGCAGTCGCCGAAGCGGACGGCTGGAATACGCAGTTGCGGTGCGGTGCTGCCGAGTCGGAAGAGAAGAGCGCTGTCTCTCCGGAAAACGTCGCGGAAGTATTTTCGCTCCGGGGAGAAAACCCTGCGGACACGCTGTTCCTGCACGCCTCGGTCGCCGACGGAATCGCCGCACCGTACCCGAATGTGCAAACCGACCGATTGCAGACGCGTGCCACGCCCGTCGAAACGGGGACCTTTTACGATTCGTTCGGCGTATTGGCTTCGGTTTATACGGGGACTTGGAGCGAGGATTCCTGCTTGCCGGATTATATGTACGATGTCGAGGTGACCGAAGCATCGTCCTGGACGACCTCCTATTACTGGCCCGGTGCCGGACGCAACATCCGTTTCTTCGCTTACGCGCCCTACGGCGGCCAGGGGATCGTTCTTTCGGATAAGACGTCGGCCGGTACTCCGTCGATCACCTATACGGTCCCGACAGCCGTCGCCGACCAGCAGGATTTGCTGGTCGCTGCTACCTCCGGGATGGCCGGCAATACCGCTGCGGCGGCTCCGTTGAGTTTCGCTCACGCGCTCACTGCCGTACGCTTCACTACGGGCGACGATATGATGTCCGGGCGCATTACGAAAATCACGCTCAAGGGCGTTTACGGTTCCGGTTCGCATACGATGGGTTCCGATTCGTGGAACGGTTACGGCGCTACGACAGACTTTTCGCAGACACTTGCGGCTACTGTGGACGGGTCTGCGGACCAAGAGATCACTCCTGTCGCAGCGACCTTCATGATGTTGCCGCAGACGCTTCCGTCGGGCGCTTCGATCGAGGTCGTCTATACGGACGACCTGACTTCGACACAACGAACTTTAACCGCCTCTATCGCAGGCAGCCAATGGCCGATGGGCAGAACCGTCACTTACCGGATTTCGACGTCGAGCATCGTAATCACTCCGACTTTTACCGTGATGGCTCCGGCCGATTTTACCTATGCCGGAGGCAGCGAAAATTATTCGGTGACCAGCTATGCCGCCGTTTCCCGTCCGGGCGATGCTACGCGAACCGTTCCGGTGGCCTGGACCGCCGAATTTGTCGAGGATGACGGCAGCGGGGGCTACAACGTGATCGCCCGTCCGGAATGGCTCACAGCTTTTACCGCGAGCGGCAACGGCGGTACGTCGGCCACGTCGTTCTCGGCTACGATTGCGGCTCAAACGGGTGTCACTTCCAATTCGCATAACGAAACTTTGAAAATGGCAGCTTCTGTCAGCGGCACGTACGATCTTTCGACCTCCGGTGGCACGACCGCGATGCGGACCGCCAACTGTTACGTCATCAACGCCCCGGGACAGTACTCCCTGCCGTTGGTCTATGGTAACGCTATCAAGGACGGCGGTACGAACGCTTCGGCCTACACTTCGCAGTCCAGCGAAACATCCGTATTGAAGACCTTCGTAAACCATCTCGATGCGGCTATCACCGATCCCTATATCTATAACAATGCGGGGTGTACGCCCCTGGATGCCGTACTCGTTTGGCAGGACGAGGAAAATCTGGTGACGAATGTCCGGCTTTCGTCCGACAAGCACAGCCTGACCTTCGACGTGCCGCAAGCGACGATCAAGCAGGGCAACGCTATCGTGGCCGTGCGTGACACGGACAGCCGTATCATGTGGAGCTGGCATATCTGGGTGACGGACTACGAGCTGGGCAGCGATGTCAGGACCGTGACCAACTACCAGGGTATAGCGTATAAAATGATGCCGGTCAATATCGGCTGGTGCGATGCGGAAACCACCGCCTACGACGCCCGCAGCGTGAAGGTTCGCTTCACGCAGGCGGAGACCGGTGCCATGCAGGTCATAACGCTCACCCAGGCATCGCATTCGGTCGTAAATTCCGATAACCAGCCTTATTTCCAGTTCGGACGCAAGGACCCGATGTTGGCCGGTATTCGCAACGCTTCCGGCTCCACAGTCGATAAGGGCTGCTATTCCGACGGCTATGCGTTCGACAAATCGGGAACCGGCAAGGTCGCCATCGGCGTTTCCATCCAGCATCCGCATATATTCTACAATTACGGCAGTTTATCGCCCTACGATTGGTGCGCCACGTCCTATTCCAATCTTTGGAGCGCCGACAATACGGTGACGACGGCTAACGACAATGCGGTGGTTAAGACGATTTACGATCCTTCGCCCGTCGGCTACCATCTGCCTTCGTCGAACGCCTTTACGGGCTTTACGTATAACGGCAGCAATGTTTTCGGGTCTTCTTACTTCGGCTCCCGATTCAATTCGCCCTATACCTCCACCACCGATTTTACCGATAATTTCGGTTGGGAGTTTTATTGTAACAAGATGACGGGCGAGGGGAGCTACGACACTGCGGGCGGTACGATCTTCTTTCCGGCTTCGGGCTATCGCTACTACTCGACGGGCGCGGTGCACAGCGTCGGCAGCTACGGCTACTTCTGGTCGGCCGTGCCGAACTCGACGTACAACGGCCGTTACCTGTACTTCAGCTCGTCGAGCATCAACCCGCTGAACTACAACCTCCGCTCCTACGGCTTCGCGGTGCGTCCCGTCCAAGAATAGGCGCGAAGCGACCATCCGATTCATTGGATTGATTTCCTGCTGTTCGCAGCCGCAGGGTTTTATCCTTCGGATCACGCTGCACCGCAGCAATATCACCTTTCTGCATGGGTTTACGATTGTGGAAAAACGGACGTTTCGGGGAGATGCTCCGATTTTGAAGATATGAAATGACGGGAAATCCGGACAGACCGGCTTTGCGGAGGCGCATCGATGCAGGCCGGCTCTTTTCGGGTTTCTTATTAAATCCCAGCGGTATCCGCCGGGATTTTCTTATGCAGGACGATGGGATCAAACAGGTGGGCCTTAAAATAATTCATATTATCGCTATTTGAATACCAATAGATAAATTACGCGATTCTTCTCAATAGAAATTTTTTGTAAGTTAAAATTTTCTTACATTTGTGATATAAAGATATGGATATTCAAATAGACTATACTTCAAAATTCATTTTTAGAATGATCCACTATTCCAATTTGGAATTCATTCTAAAACATGGATTGTACACTAAGAATAGTCGTATGAAAGATCCTGAATATATCAATATCGGGGATATTCAGTTAATCGAACAGCGACAAAATTTTCATGTTCGAATTGATCCTCCGGGCGGGGATTTAGGGGATTATATTCCGTTTTATTTCGGAGGCCATTCTCCGATGTTATTGAATATTAAAACAGGGTATCGGGGTATCCGAAAAAGACCGCAGGACGAATTGATTTATATCGTTTGTCGTATTAAGGATATTGTTGCGCAATGTCCTGCATGGTGCTTTACCGATGGACATGCAAAGAATAAACTTACTGAATTTTATAATGACATCAAGGATTTGACCCATGTGGATTGGGAAGTCGTCTGCACGCAATTTTGGGGGAATGATGAAGCCAATATGGATCGGATGCGGAGAAAACAGGCCGAATTTTTGGTGAAAGACTGTGTGCCGGTTTCGTGTGTCGCCGGAATTATTGTCAAAACGGCAGACCGTGAAGCATATGTAAAAACAATTTTATCTCGTTTATCCATTGAGATACCGATATACGTTGATAGCAAAAATAACTATTTTTATCCATGATACATTATGTGACAGGTAATTTGTTGGCTGCTTCCGACGAAGCTTTGATCAATACCGTTAATACCGTTGGTGTTATGGGTAAAGGAATCGCCTTGCAATTCAAGGATAGGTATCCTTATAATTTTCAAGTATATCAACAAGCGTGTAAAGAGGGCAGCATTTTCCCAGGCAAATTGTTGGTAACACGAGACAGTAACCTTTCGACCGATTCTAAATGGATAATTAATTTCCCGACGAAAAAGGACTGGAAGCATCGTTCCAAATATGAATATATTGAAGAAGGACTGAAAGATTTGGTGCGGGTTCTTGATCAATATAGGATAAAAAGTATCGCTATTCCTCCTCTTGGATGCGGCAACGGTGGATTGGATTGGAGCAAGGTGAAAGAGTTGATGGAAAAGTATCTCGGGGAATTAAATGTGGATATTCATATCTATCAGCCGAACGAAGCCGTCAGCGAATTGTTGAAGCAGGAAACGAATTGTCGGGAGGCAAAATTAACTCCGGCGAGAGCCATGTTGCTGTACGCTCTGTTTTATTATGAATCGTTAGGAGAAAACAGCAGTTTATTCGTCGCAAATAAATTAGCATATTTTATGCAATTGCTGGGTGAACCTTCATTTGGCAAACTGAAATTCGTTGCAGGACATTATGGCCCCTATTGCACTCAGGTCGGATATATTCTGCACGACATTAACGGGAAATATATCAAAGGTCTCGAACAGATGAAGATCGGAGCTTTCGATTCTTTGGAGTTGCAATATAGCACGATGAAGGAAGTTAGCGAATATGTGAAAACAAAGTTGAAGTCGGAACAGGTTGATCGTTTGAAATTATTGATAAAATTGATCTCTGGATTTCAATCGGCTTTGTCTCTGGAAATTCTCGCGTCTGTTGCGTATGTTCGGAAAGAAAATACTTATATTGACTTGGCGCAAACCATTACACAGATTCAAAATTGGTCTCCTCGAAAAAAACATTTGTTCAAAGAGAAGTATATTCAAATAGCTTATTCTTATTTAGAAGATTTTTCCAAAGGACGAGATTGTCTATTTAGGACTGTAAAGTAAAATAGCAAATTGACGTTTATGAATAAAGAATCCCGATAAGTATTTATCGGGATTCTTTTACTTGGTTTGTCCGATAATCTTTTAGCTGCAATGCACTCTATGCTCATAATTTTTCATAGTATTGCGGCCAACTTCCGAATCTGTTGCAATCGAGCCGTCAGTTTACTGTCTTTGCGAGCTGTTTGCATATTGTATCGAGTCTGCATATTGGTAAGCATTTCGGCTTCGATTCCCAATGCAGCCTCGAAATACAAGGCCATAGTTTCGGTTACAGGGCGTTTCGCGTTCAGAATTTCATTGAGCATCGTATAGGAAATACCTATCTGTTCGGCCAATTTTTTCTGCGAGATGCCTCTGTATTCGATCTCCTCCTTCAGTATTTCTCCCGGATGCGTAGGAGTGTATGGATAACCTAAATTTCCCATAGCAATTATTTATAGTGGTTCGACAACTCAATAATATTGCAAATCGTTATTTGCTCTTTCCCGTCGGCTTCGTGCGAAACCAAAAATTCAATCCGATACTGGTCATTCACTCTGATTGAGGAAATACCTTCTTTATTTCCAGTCAGTACCTCGTACCCCAATGAATGTAACTGATAAAGAGCTTCGATACAACTTGCATCGTTAAGAATATCTATACGTTGCTTGTAGCGTTTAACTATTGTCGGTTGGTAACGGTGTTTTTTATCTTTACACTTTCCTTCGTAGTATAATTCCGATAGATACTCTTTTTGGAATTTTACAATCATTATTGCTGATTTTTACATTGCAAAGATAGTGCTTATTTTCAAAAATTCGCTAAAAAAGTGAATTTATTTTTGGCAGATATGTTAATTGGCATCCATATACCGTTGCATCATGGCCATAGCGTTCGGGTCGGCGTTCTGTTGTGCCGCCTGTTGCAACTGCGTAAGGGCTTCGGGGTCGATTTGACCGGCTGCGGCCTGTTCGTTGAAAGACTTGACCTCGGCGAGTAGTTTGTCGGCCCCCGGCAGCGAGCAGTTATTGAGGAATATTTCGAGCGGTATGCGGCCGCTTTCGAGCAGTTTCATCAATAGGTCGTCGGTCATTTGCCGGAATACGGGCGTATCGTTCGATTTTGCGGCCGTGAGGTTAAAATCTTCGATTTTCTGCGCCATTTCCGGCTCGTAGAATTTCGCCATCTCTCCGGCGGTTTTACCATTGGTGCCGATGTATCGACGGGTCGTGTAGTATTGCATGAGGACTTTAAGCAGTTTTTCGTCGCGTTCCTCGCAGAACATATTGTAATTCTCGAACAGCACGACGAAATTCATCATCGAGTTTTGTGCTTGCTGGGCGTAGAGACTCGACGGCGTATTGGCTCGCGGAACTTGCCCCTGTACCGCTCCGTTCAGTCCGCTGATTTGCTGCATGATGTTCATTTCCTGCGCGAACATTTCCCATGCTCCGATATTGGTGCCGTTCATGGATATTTGCTTCGGGAGTTTGTCGTAGGCCCCTTTTTTGATAAGAATGACGCCGTTCGTTTTGACGTATTCGCGTGCGAAATCCCGAATGTCCATATCGTCGGGTATGCACTCCTGCGGAACCATCAACAGCCCTTTTGCCGAGGCTCCGATGATGAAATCCAAAAGGGTCAATAGCCGGTTGATATAGCGCTGAATGTCTATTACGTCCGATAATACGGCTTTGAACCGTCCGTCGATTACGGGCATGGCCGCAAGCACGTAGGGGTGTTCTTCGTGTGCATAGGGACTTTCGGTCTCTTTGATGCAGTAGCCGTTCGGCGTAAGGTATTTCACCCGCCAATAATATTCGTACTGTTCACGGGCGTAGATGAGTTTCACTGTGTCTGGGGCGATCCCTGCGGCCATACCTTGCTCGATGCGCGAGGCGTTGATCGCTTCGACTTCTTGCATCGTGAGTTCGGTGTATATCTCCTCCGTTCCGTCGGCGTAGTCATGTATGTATAGTACCCAGCGGCCGAGGCGTTCCCACACCTCGATAACGCGGTATTTGCCGAGGTCGTTCGTGTATAGGAAATTCAGATTTTGAAGCCGTGAGGCGTGATTTTCATAGAGGTTTTCCAGCTTTGTATGGTCGTGGCAGATGCCATAAATTTCGCGTAATGCCTGCACGTCTTCACGGCATGTGGCGAAGTTGCGCACCAAATCGTCGAACGTGTAGTCGTGCAGCTCTCCGATGCGGCGGATGTCTGTCAGTCGCGGATCTTCGATGTCGGCATTGAAAAATAGCCGGTTGATGTTCACGAGGTCGATTTTTCCGTCCGTGCGGTTCTTGGTACTCCAATAGCCGTAGCGTACCTTCGCGCAGGCTATCCCCGTCAGACAGAGTTCCTCAACAACGTTGATGTCTATTTTTCGGATTCTGTTGAGCTGGTGGCACGCTTGCAGGGCGTTGGTCAGCATTTCTCCGAGCGGCTGGTCGTCGCGACTGCGGGCATATACGACCGTTTGCGTGGGCGACGAAAGGAGTTGTCCGTGAATATTACGGATATATTGCTGGATATAGTTGTGTTTGAGCGGCACTTTCCCGCTGCGGGAGATCAGCGCATCTTCGCGGATCGTCCGGTGCGGATGGTCGGGGTCGGGTACCGTGTCGCTCCATTGGTCGCCGTTCTTGTATCGCAGATTCCGGGAGTGCTCTTTGCGCAGGTAGTCCATTGCGTCCCAATCCCGCGCACAACACCACAGGAGCGTTAGATTGTCGTCGGCGTAGCGCATCGTGCCTTGCTCCCATTCGCGGCGTGTTCGAGCGACGCTTTTATCCGTTTGGGCCAACAGTTTCAACCGCCGGGTATCAATATTCCGTAACATGGTCGTCCTCGTTTAATGCGTTCATCATCGTTTCGTTCAATTCTTCTTGTAATCGGTCATAAGCTGCGGTATTGGGACGCGTATCGGCAAGTATCGCCCGCAGCTTGTTCACCGCCGTTTGGTGTGCCTTGAAAATTGCGATACGTTGCAGATTCCGTTGTACGGCAGGATCGGTGCGGTCGAGTGCCGGCCCCATGCGTTTATATTTGGCTTCGATATTCGTCAGACGGTCGCGGAGGGTGTAATACCGTTCGGCTGGATTTTCGGGGCGTGCCGTTCCATAGAAGCGATTTATTACGGGCAGATCGCGGCTGCTGATTTCTTCTCCGGTGAATAGCGCCTGCGAGGTGTGCACCATGTCTTTGATGAACTTACCCATTCCGCCGCCGTAATAGGTCAATACGTGTTCGACGTGCGAGGGGTTGTACTCGAAGATACCCCGCAGCAGCGGGTCGATTTCTCCGTTCTTGCGTAGTCCGGCCGGTGTGTTCTCATCGCCGCCGCCTAACCTGTTGATCCCTCGACAGAGGTAATAAATCGCTTTGTTTACGTTTCTCAGTCCCATTTCCGAGAGCGGATAGTTTGCCGTCGTCGAGTAGCTGCGGCGTCCGACAGGATAACCGAACGCATCCTCTCCGGCATACCAGATGTCGTACCACGGCGTCAAAGCCGTAGGAATCAGTACACGTGTCGCATCTCCTTTGGATGAGGGCGAAGCTACGGGCGAGAAGTCCTCATAGAGCATCGTAAGCATCATGCGTGCGGCATCTTCGGAGCCGAGTTTTCCTCGGTAAAGGTCATGCAAGGCAGTTCCTATGCCGAAGAAAGCCCGGAATCCCTGTGGAAGCGGAATCTTCAAGTAACCGCGCTTTCCCATGCCGGGGATGATGAGGTGGTTATGTCTTTCGTATTCCGTAACGGCCAGATCGCGGCCGTCGCCTCCGCTTCCGGCGAGGAAGAAATCAAGCAGCAGACTGTCGAGAAATCCAGCCGCCGTCAGCGTGGCAACAGCCTGTGCAAATCTTTTCCGGTTACGCATGGCGATTCGTGCGACCTGTGCCGCTCCCTGTACCGAAGCATTGAAAAAGACGTAGAACATGCCGAGCGGCCGGGTTGCCGTACCGCGACGGTTGAAATTCACCGTAACGTTTTTTGCATCGTCGATAGCCGTAAGGAGCGATTTTCCTTGTTCAAGCGATGTGGTGAAGGTCGCCAAACGGGATGTGTTTTCGGCAATGCGGGAGGCATTTTCCAGCGCGACGCCTATTGCTTGCATACCGCTTTTGCGGGCAGCATACGAGAGCCATACCCCGGCGCGTTCGCTGCGCTGCGTTGCTTTCAGCAGTTCACCTATACGCCCCGTGCGGAATGCAACGTAACGTTTGATCTCCTTTTCGGCCTCGGCGATGTCTTTACTATGTACGAACCCCGTTTCCCCGCCGTTTTCACGGAAATAGTCGTAAAGCGTGTCCATGACCCGTTCGCGGCCGAATTGCCGGATTAGTTCCTGCCGATCGGCGGTGTCGAGTACGTCGAGCGTCCCGGTTTCGGCGATGGTCAGCGGCTCGGCCTTGCCTCGCAGTTCGCGGGTGATTGCGGCCATACTTGCAGGGATGTTACGCACGAATCCTTCGAGATTCCCGCCTTTGTCGATGGCGTGTACCAGCGCGGCGTGCTGCACGTCGCGCAGGAAATTCGCTGCGACAAACGCCGGATTTCGGGAGGTAAAAGCTCTTGCCAGCCAGCGTGTCGCGTTCCCGACCGTATCATCCAGCCATTTTGGAATCGCCAGCCGGTTATACTGGTTGATCGCGTTCGCCACGGCGGGATCGGCGAAGGTTATCACATAACGGATACCGTTCACGTAACATTCCACATTGCGCTGTCGTTCGTAAGAATGTCCCAAGTGTCCTTCGTGCTCGAAACGACTGCCCGATTCGGCTTCGCGGACAATGTTGAACCGTTCGGTCTCCTCGATACGGTTATACAGGTAGTCGGCCAGTTCATCATCGTGTGCTTGAAGTGCCGCGTTCATCTCCTTTTTCAGCCGGGCGATCTCCTTACGTGCCGCCTTCGATAGTTCGATGTCCTCGACGGCGGGGTCTATGGTCGTCGTAACCCATCTGTTGCCGATGCCTTTTGCCAACCAGACCTTATCGACGCGGAACAAGTCTTCCGAATTGCGGCTGTTGTTCTGCACCAACCGTAAGGCCGACTGCCTCGCCCTGTTGGTTTTGGCGGCGATGATCGCTCCGATACCGATATTCACCATTTGAGCGATCGGATTGCGGGGCTTTGCGATACGTCCTTCGGCTTCGTGCAGCACTTTCCGTAAGGGGCGCGGCCCCGCACTGTCGTCGATGAAGTCGTACACGTCGGCCGCATCGAAAGCCACCGGCTCGCCTTTCTGGTCGCGGTAGTTGTAATCATAATCCCGTAAGGGTACATAGTAGTCCCAGCCGTGCCCCTTTATCAACTTGCGGTGTTCGGGGGCTAACATTCCGTCCTCGACGAGGATTTCCAGCACGCGGTCGTTAGCCGCATTGATTCGCTGCCATAATCGCTGTGTCGGAATCTCTCCGGCCCGGCGGCGGAAATCTGCGACGATACTTCGGGCCAGCGTTTCGTTCCACGCATCGCGCGGGTCGAGGGATAGGGCCGCAATCCCCGTTGCCTGCCGTTCGAGCGACGATTCGGCCGTGATGTAGTCGATGATGTGTGTTTCCGTCATGCCTGTTTCACGGGCTATGGCTGCGATTTGGTCGAGTATGGGGTCTAAATACTCTTTCGTGTATTTGTCGATTGCGACTTTGGCGATGCTTGTCAAGTGGTTCAAATGTTTGTGTATGTCCGTGAGGTCGTCGATGCTGCCTCCGCGCCGCACGACTTCTTCCTGTAATCTTTCGACGGGTAAAGTGCTATCTATGAACCGGAGTTGCTGACGGCTTTTCCAATTCCGCTTGTCGTAAATCACAGTCGGTTCGATTCCGGCCGGCGGAGCCATTTCGGGCTGTGCCCGTTTCTTTTTAAGCAATTCTTCGACATACTCGCTCGCATATTTGAAATTCTCCGGTAGAGGTCGTTCGCTTTTCATCGTGCGTCGCCGCAACGGAGTGCGGTAGTTGTCGGAGAGGACGAAATCGAGGTGTTTGCGCATGGAGCGCACGATTTGCTCTTTCGTCTCTTGGGGTAAGGTTTTCACCAGTTCGTCGATGATGCTGCGATAGCTTTCTTGATCGGTGAGCTTTTGGAGGTCGAATAATGCGAGGTATTTGCGCATGGCCTTCAAACGATCATTGCCCATGCGGTCAATGATGGCTCGGCCCATGTCATCAAGCAGTCCATATACACGCATAGCGAAGTCATCGGCATTATGTTCGCCGAGTAAAACTCCGGTGATATGATGCTCGCGGATGTAGCGTTCGATGCTATACCGTTCGATATTTTCAGGTGTAGCGTCGTCGAATATCGCACGGTAACGCACGTTTTCAGAACGACCGAAAAGCTGTTTACGGATGCGTCGTTCGGTCGCTGTTGCGGCGACGGCTTCGGCGGCCGTGCGTGTTTTTTGCAGGCGGTGTTTCGACAACCACAACAAATAAGCGATGTCGCGGTCGCCGATACGCAGCGGAAGTCGCAATATGTCGCGTAGCAGCGAGCGGATACGGCCGATGATCCGGGCAAAGCGGCTCGGCGTGATGTCGCCTTCCGCCAAATGTGCGAGGTATTCTTCCGTTGCCAGACGGCGGGTATTTGCCTGGCGGTGCTTGGCGCCGGAGGATTGGTGCTCCTGCTCGCGGGCAATGTCGGCCACACGGCTGCGCCCTTCGGTATCGAGACCATTGTAAACCTTATCGAGAAAGTCGCCGAAACGGTCGCCCATCAGCGAGCGTAAGCCCATGTGTCCGACAATTTCATGCAATACGGTCGCTTCGGCATCGGCGAGTGTCGTAATATTGGGCAGGACAATGAACGTTTGTCCCGTTTGCGGGTCGTAAAAACCTTTTGAGTGTCGTTTACGACGTTGCACGAGCGGGTCGGAATCGGTAATTGCATCGAGGTCGTCGATAATCTCGACCGGAGTGTTCAGCGTGCGGGCGATCCGGCGAACGCGGCGAGCCAACTCCGCATCGCTTGCCGGGGCGTCGGAACCGAACGGATTGCCACCGTCGCGGAAGCGGAGGCCGTTTCCTGCATTGTCGTCAATCAATTCGTCAGGGTCGATGTCTATGGTTGCGGTTCCGGACTTGTCGGTTTCCTCCTGTGCTTCGATCGCTGCCAGTTCCACTTTCATCTGCTCTTCCAGCTCGGCGATGCGTTCTTCTGCCGCCTCCAACTCTGCTTGTTTGGGAAATCCATTGCCGACCTGCGTCTGTAAATATTCGATGGCTTGTTGTGCCGTTTCCATTCCGAGCTGCCGCTTCTGTATTTCGGCGTCGTACTCCTCACCGGAGAGCACTTTTTCGACTTGGCTGATGACGTTAATCATCTTAGCTCCGGCTTCGCCTTGCAGGTCGCGCCATTCGTTGCATTGGTAATAAATCGTGCGGTTGATGCGCTCCTTTTCATTGGAAAGGTAATTCCGTCGTAAAACAATTATAATGTCGAACTCTTTGCCGTTGATTCCGATGCGGAGTGTCATGTCCGATTGTGTACGGTCGGGTGATTGGCGGAGGGCATCCGCTTCGGCTTCGATGCGTTTCGAGAGCGGAACGAACAGGTCTTCGATTTTTTCCGGCTCGGAGGCTTTGAGTTTTCCCACTTCCACCGATACCACTTTATCGTCCGGAAACAGGCTTCGCAGGAAATCTTTTTTCTTACGGATTTGAGCAATTATTTGCGGGGTTGTTTGAAGGACGTTTTGCAGTCGTTTGAGTTCATGTGCGACGTATATTTGATGTTGATTGTAGTAGTCGCGTGCGTTTCTCAGCTTGCGTAGTTTATTCTGTTCGAGCGACAGGGCGAGCGCCGCAGCGCTGCCGGAGAGTGAGGCCATCATCTGCCCGAAATTCGTGCTGTCGCTGCTGTCGGTTTCGGGTTCTTCGAGCGAGCGTTCCGTAACCTCGCCCTTCATTGCCTGCTTAATGAACGATTCCTTGATTTTCAGCCGTTGGTAGCCCGTAACATCAAGCGTTTGTTTTACTCCGAGGCGCAGAATACGCACGGGTTTGTCCATTTGCAGGTGCAGATTGCCCTGCCGCACAATGCGGCCGATGCGTTGCAGGTAGTCCATAGGACGTATGGGTACGTCCAGATTGACGAGCATGTGCAGACGCTCCTGCATATTTACTCCGATACCTAATTTCTCGGTCGTGCCGAGTACGATCCGTACTTCGCCGTTGTTTATTTGCTTGTAGAGCGCCTCGCGTTTCGCGTCCGTTATGTAGTCGTGGATGATAGCGACCTGCTGGGCCGGTATGCCGGCGTCGATGAATTTACGCTTCATATCCACGAAAAGATTGAAGCTGTGGTCGCGGCTTTGGTAGGCGTCGCAGAAAACAGCAACGGTGCCGTTGTAATCGGCCGTTGCTTTCAAATCTTCTACGACTTCGCGCACGGCATGATTGACTTTGCTGTTGGGATCGTCCGGTAGAGCGGGATTAACCAGCCGCACGTCGATTGCCGCACGTTTGGCCAGTCCGAACATGACCAGCGGGATATGGGAGTTACGACGTTTTTCCTTACCGGACATAGCGTCGTATTGAGTCAGTATTTCCCGTATGCTGCGCATGATTGCCCGCAGCGCAGGCGTTTGGTCGAGCAGTATATCCTTCGGTTTGCCTCCCTCAATGCGCGGCGTTCCTACACCTTCGCGCAGATCCGGTACATCCTCCGTGAGTACGGTGTGCGCGACTTTCTTCCAGATCGCCAGCAGTTCCGGCACGTTGGAGTAACTGGCGAAGCGTTCGACTACGCGGAATTTGCCGTTTGTGGCAAACTCGGCCGATTCCTCGATATTTCCGAAATTGTTCGCAAAGGAATCGAAATCGGCGATCTCGTACTGTTCAAGTTCGTGTTTGGGCAGCAGATAGCGCAGGAACGTCCACATCTCGGCCATTGTATTGGATATGGGTGTTCCGGTGGCGAATACGACGTTTTTGTTCTGTTTATTTGCCAGAATATAAGATGTTTTCAGCCTCATGCTCTGCGCCCGTTGCGACGCCGCAGGGTCTATACCTTTGATATTTTGCAGGTTGGTGGTAAAACCGAGCTTCTTGTAGGCATGTGCTTCATCTACCAGCAAAGCGTCGATTCCCAACTGTTCAAAGGTCATCGTCTCGTCCGTGCGGCGGTCGAGCAGACGTAATGCACGAGTACGGGCCTGTGCTTTGAGTTTTTCTTCCTCTTTGACTGTTTTATCCGTTATTTTCTTGTTTTCCAGTCCTTCGATCTGTTTCTTGATTGCATAAGCCTGCCGTTTGGCATTGTCCGGAGAATTGGCTTCGATTTCTTCGAGCTGTTGCATCTTCTCTGCGATCAGCGTGTCGATATATTCATTGACACGCTCCGGGGCATCCGGTATGGCATCCAGATAGCTGTGATAGAGTACGACAATATCCCAATCGTTATAGGCGATCTTTGCGAATAATTCCTGCCGCTGCGATGCCGTGAGGTCTTTTTCGGACGGAACGAGGACACGGGCGGCCGGATAGAGGGATTTTATTTCGGAGGCGAATTGGTTGAATGTCGAGCGTTGTACGACGATGCACGGCTTCTGGGCGATACCGAGCCGCCGCATCTCCATTGCCGTAGTTATGAGGGTCAGGGTTTTTCCCGTGCCGACTTCGTGTGCCAGCAGCGTTGCTCCTTGCAAACCTCGCATGACACCGATTTTCTGATGCTCGCGCGGCTTCTTCGTGTGTGTGGCGTTGGGAAAATAATCGAACGATGAAACGTCGATTTGTCTTTCGACGGTGCTGTTGAAGGTTCTGTTATATATTTCGACGAGCTTATCGGTCGTTGTTTTATCTTGTCCTTTAATCCATTGTTCGAATCGTTCTTCCAGCTCGGTCTGTTTCATGGCGGCCTGCGTCATCGCTTCGGGGTCTTTGACACGCTTTTCTTTCTGAGCCAAAGGGTCGTATTCGCTGCGACTGATGTAGGTCTGCGTCTTGTTCATCCGGTCGAGTGCGAGTTTGCTCCCCGGCGCTTGCGGAATCCCCATATTGGTATCGACCGTATTCCCTTCGTTCGAGATTTTGGCGATATACTTGTTGGCCGATGTTTTGGCGATATGGGCCGTTACGTTGAACGTCTCTTTGAAAAACTGTTCGTATAGGGCGATGGGTATCCATGTGCTGCCGAGCGATACTTTAATCAGCGGCAGCGGAATATCCATCGGAATAATTTTCACGAGCGCACGGATGTTGGCGTCGAACTGTCCGTTTTCATTGGCTTGCTCGGCCTGTTCGAGTTTCTCGCGGACATTTCCCGAGAGGTATTCGTTGCGCTCCTCATAAAGACCCGTTACCGGATTGACATAGATAAGTTCCTGTGCGAGCAGTTCTTTTTCTGTATCCTCTTGTGGTATGTGGAGCAATTCTGCGATATAGGGCATATCGAGCCGTCCGTAGCGGTAGAGCGATACGGCGATCGCGTCTTTCGGCGTGTCGGCTTTCAGTTCGCGTGTCGGTTCCAGCATCCGGCGAAAGAAGATGTCCGACCTTTGGATGTCATGTCGTTTCTTTCCGTCGGGAGTTACGATTTCCTTGTCGTTTTCGATGGCTGCGATGGAGGGAAAATCCACGTCGTCGCGCAGGAATGAAATACGCGTGTTTCTTGATAATGTCCCGTAACGACGGGTGAAGGTAGCGTAGGCGTCGTTAAGCTCGGCTCGCAGTTGCTCGATGTTCGGCAGATCATTGCGTTCGGCATCGAGCAGCTCTGTGATCGCACTTTTCAGCCGCAGGTAATCGCCTAACGCTTCGACTTTACTGCGGTTGCGGATTTTCAACGAGTTCCAGTCGGCGGGTACGGCTTGTCCGAACCGCACGATATATGGTTTTCCGTCGATGATCGTAAGTCCTCTCTCTTTTGTACTGTTGGGGGCCTCGACCGCTTGCGGTATTCGCTCCGTTGCGGGTGCCGGGGCCGATGTGTAGATATTTTCGGGGAGTGCGGATATGAAACTGTCGAGCGTGCGGGACTGGTCTATGTCGCTTGTGGGGACGCAGCGCTGTTCTGTGGGGCGTATTTCCACGCCACTTTCGAATCCGAAGCGCATCTGGCCGGCCATGAACTGCGGATTGTCGTGAAAATACTTGTTATAGTTCATGTGTGCCGTTGCTGCTTCGGTCTTTACCTTCCCGTTCGACAGTTTGATAATTCGTTCGTAGGGCGCCTCGCGTTCCGTAATGGTCGATTGCATATTTACGGCATAGGGTGCCGGCCCGGCTTCGTCGCGTTTGCGGACGATAATGATGTCGGCCGAGGTTTCGGTGCCGGCCGTATTTTTGAATGTACCGGTATTCAGACGGACTGCCCCGATGAAGTCTGCATTACCGTCGTTTACGACCCAATTCCGCAAATTTGCACTCCGATCGAGCGTTGCTGTCGAGGTAATGAATACGCCCAATCCGCCGGGTTTGAGCTTCCGGATGCTTTTGGCGATGAAATAGTCGTGAATCTCGAAACGTGAGGATAAATCGCGGTCGAACGTATCGTGTACTTTGAACGTTCCGAACGGTACATTGCTGATCACCAGCGAATAGCTGTTGTTAGGTATGCGCTGCTGCTCGAAACCTTCGATGTGGATATGCGCTTCGGGATAGAGCGCACGAAGGATGTGGCCGGACAGATCGTCGAGTTCGATTCCTGTCAAATCCGATTTCGACCGTATCGAAAGAGGCATCAGACCGAAAAAATGTCCGATGCCGGCCGATGGTTCGAGGATGCGGCCACCGTCGAATCCGAGGCGTTCCACCATATCCCATATCGACGATATGACTTCGGGTGGAGTATAAAATGCGGTGGTTGTGGATGCGCGTGCCGCTTCGTATTCATCGGCTGTCAGTAGTTCGCGCAGTTCGTTGTGGTAGGGATGGGCTATTTTGAAGATTGCTGGAATACCGCCCCAGCCGGAGAATTGCTCCAATACAGCTTTTTCTTCCGGGGTGGCTTCGCGGCCTTCGGCTTCGATTTCTTTAATGAGCCGGATTGCGGCGAGATTGGCTTTGATCTTGCCAACCTCGCCTCTCGGAGCGAGGTCGTGTCCTCGTTCGATTACATGGTTTTTGTACGAGGTGTTTTTTGCGACTTCGCTTTCTCCACCTTTTTCAACGTGGCGATGATCTCCCGCATCATTTTTTCGCTGATGGGTATTTGTTCCGGCTCCTCCGGACAGTAACACGGTCGGAGGAGTTGATAGTAATACTCGTCCACTACTACCGGATCTTCGTCCCGTTCGAGTGCTGCCTGCCGCCACCGCATCGCCCGTGTTACGGTCTGGTCTATCGAATCGAGCAATTCCGCCGGATTCTCCCGATACTGTTGCAACAGGCTTCTCGGCTGATAAAATGCCAGTTCCCAAAGCGCCGTCTTTGCGGCTTCCGTCTCCATAAGCGGGATAGTCTTTCTCGCTACTGTTTTCCCGTCGTTCATCGTTTCGTGTATTTTGATTCTCTTGTAATATATGGTCGAGCGTCTTGGCCGCTGTTATGTTGTCAAGATAAGCATTTAATTCTTTTTTTGCAAGTTCGGCCAGCTCGCCGACGGTAATATCTGCCGGGGCATAACGATTGTGTCCATTGGGTAAAAAGGTTTGTTCTTTGTTTCGCAGTCGCCATAATATTGGCTCTCCGAAGCCCATAATATCTTTTATTTTCAAGTTATTAGAATACCCGTATCGGTTGTCGTAGCTTTGTGGTGCGACGGGTACACTGACATAAATGCCCAAATCCGTTTCGGGTGCCCAAAGTGTAAACGAGCCGTCGCCGCCGGCCGGTGCTATATTGGTCTGGGCATAGATGGTTTTACCCTTGCGATCCGTTTCGTGCTCCCAGCCCAATTCATCGGCGAAAGCACGGCTGAATCGCTCCAAATCCTTGCGGAAGTTCTTTTCGGGGCGTAGATTGCCAGTCTCGTTTGTGTCTTTCTCGACAGCCCCCGTCATGTCGTATATTCCTGCCAATCGGTATTGTGCTCCCGTTCCTGTCGGCTGGGATGTTTTCTCGGCCTTGTCGAGATCGGCCATGTCGAACGCCTCCACCTGCTCGTAGCTGTCCATTTGCGCGGCATATTCCTCCATGCCGGGCATTTGGCGGGCGGCGGTGTAAATAGGTTTCAGATAGGGGCGGATCACGTCGCCCAGATCGGCGATCATCCGGCGGGAGAAGTCGGCGAATCGACGCGCTCCGGCCTCAACATGGTAAGCGGCCATTTGTGCACCTATGGAGAGTATTTCGGGGTCGAAGCCGGCGTTGAGTTGTCCGAGTTTCTCGCGCATCCGTCGTTTCAGTTCCTCGTATTGCTCAGTCGTTACCAATTTGTTCTGCGCCCCGTATTCGGGAGCTGTGCCGGCCGATGAAGCGGAATCGTCGGCTGTTTCCGATTGTTGTTTTTCCGCTGTCTGTCGGGCGTGTACCTCCTCTAATTCCGCATAGATGCTGTGTTGGAGCGGAAATACGGGTTTTCCTTCTTCTTGTTCTGCTGCCTTATTGATTTCCACCACTAACCGGATAGCGGCGTCTGCACTTTGTTCAGCCAATTTACGGATATGGTCGATGAATCGTTCGCGGGCTTCGTCATTTTGAACGATACTTTGTTTTTTATATCCCAGTCCCTCACGGGCCCTTGCCGAATAAAAACGGTACATATTATATGCCTTCGGAGAGTATGAATCTACCGGAACCAATGCCGCTTTATCAAATAGCGGATGTTGGATGGCGGGCTGTTCTTCCGATGTCGGGCGGGTGGCGTCGGATGTTGGTGCTGTCCCCCGAAATGCCTCGGCGTCTTCCGGGGTGTCGAATAGAAAACTGCGAGTGAAGGAGCTGTAATATCCGTCGTGTTCTTTGGCCCTCTTTTTCAAACTTTGAAATGCATTTCGTTCGATCCGTTCTGCCAATTTGACAGAGTAAAGAGTAGCGCCGGTCTTGGAGTGGCGGGTTTGTTCCGTAGGGCTGAAAAGTCCGGTTTCGGCCGATGTGTCGGATGTCGCGGTTTTCGTTCGATGCTGACTTTCGGCAAGGGTTGCCAGCTCCGCATGGATGCTGTGGCGAGGCGTAAGGATCGGTTTGCCCGCATATTTTTGAGCCGCAGCGTTGGCTTCCGCAACCAACTTGATTGCGGCGCGAACGTCTTTCTTGGCCAGCCGCCGCACGTCGCGGATGAATCCGGCTTTGATAAGGTCATTGTTCAGCACGCTGAAAACCTTATCGGGAAACGACGCGACGGCATGATGCAGGTATCTGTCGTATTCTTGGGTAATTGCAGGCGGAAACGTATCCTCGGCCGATGTGCTGTTTTGCGGGATTTCCTTTTGCCGTTCTTCTCGGAGCGGTAAAGTCCCCTGCGCATGATAAGCCTCCACCGCCTCGGCAATAACTTTGCTTTTCGAGGCTTCGGTACGGGCGATACGTTCCTGCAAACGGCCTATTTCCGCTTGCAGGGGAGCTAAAATGTCGTTGAGATTACGGTCGGAGAAATCGCGCGGCACGTCGAACAGATCGCCGTCGGAAGGTTCGTGAGACGGCCCGAACAACGTTGTTTGGTTATCCTCTTCGTAAGCGGTTCCGATATTGCGTTTTTCGGCAGCATAGCGGGTGCGAAGCGTGTGCAGTTCGGCCCTGTATTGGTCGAGACGGGCTTCGATCTCGGCGGCGGTCTCGGCCGCTATTCGTCGTTCGTCGTCGGTGAGGGGGCCGGATATTGCGTCCAGTCCGCCTCCATGTCGAACTGCGGCCGACCCGCCGCCCTGTTGTCCGAGATACGCATCATCACCTGCTGGGGCGTTACGTTGTTCTCCATCGACAGTCTCGCTACGATCGTTGCCAGTCGCTCCAAACGCTGAGGTGTCAATCCCGTTTCCGTTTTCGGTTTCGTCGTCATAATTTGCTGGATTGGGAGGTGCTGTCTCTGTCGCTTCAAAGTTAGTGTTTTTTGAAGATTCGGACGCATCCTCAATGAATAAATTATCTATTTCTGCCCATTGATCCTGCGACGTCTGTCCGGCCCATTGTGCGAAGGCGTCGTCATATAATAATTCCGTGCGGACGCGCTCCTGTTCGGCTTCATACTCCTGCATCCGGGCGTAATCCTCTTCGTCCATATCGTCGTATGGATTCGGAGTGTCGTTGTGCAACCTTACGGCAGCGTTGTAAGCCTGTCGTGGCGAATGTATTCGGGAGAGTACTTCCAGCACGGCATCTTTGATCGTCTTGTCGTCCATGTCCCAATGTGCCTGCTCCGTATTCCCGCCGCCGTATTGGAAATAAAGCCGCTCGGCGTATTGTTCGGGAGTGATACCGTCCGAAGATAGGATGCTGAACCGCGAGCGGCGTTCGTTTTCATTGCCCGTAAATCCGAGTTCTCGGGCCAACCCCCGACGATTGCCGCTGTCTTTCCATGCGAACCTCAACCCGCTGGCGATGTCGCGCAGGATCACGTCCTCGATAGATACGAAATCACCTAACTCGGCCGCAGATTGGGTGTAGGGTGTCGTTCGCTCTTTGCGGATTCGGGGTATTTCTGTGCGGGCGGGTGCCGCCGGGGGCGGCACGGCCGGGACCGGTGTCGGGTGCTCTTCAACGGGAACCGTTGCCGTGGCGTGCTGCTGTAAAAACTGCAAGGCGTCCGAATACATTTGCCGTTGTCCGGCATCGGCCGCTCCGTCGAGCATACGTTGTATGATTCGTTGTGCATCCTGCTCTCCTGCGGCTGCCCGAATCGCCTCGGCGAGTTGCCGGGCGATCGGTTCATTGTTCGTCGTGTCGGTATCCGTGGCTTCATTGTGCTGCGCAGGTGCGATGGCGGTGGTCGTTTCGGTCGGTGGTGGTGCCTCGGATTTCGGGGTGAGCGCATGGGCCGGTGTAAGGACGAATTGTCCGGTATCCAACTGTACGACGTAACTGCCGCCTTGCTTCCCTGTGATGCGCCCTTGTACCCCGTCTGCGGTAATTACTTCGTCGCCGTTGGCGTATTGTACGGCTTCGGGGGTAACGATTCGTGCGACTTCCTCTGGGGCAATGCCCGCTTCGGTGCCGGTTTCCATGTCGTATTGTTCCTGCTTGGCCCGATTCTCAGCTTCGGCCTGCTGTTCGATGATTTGAGCCTGCCGTGCTGAAAATTCCGCCAGCGGCGTTCGTTCGATATGTTCGAGTTCCGTCCGGTCGATCTGTCCGGGCTGGCCGGTTTCGGGGTCGAGGACGAATAAGGTTCCGTCCGTAGCCGCTTCGTCGGTGTCGCCCGAAAGTACGACATAGGTTTTCCCGTCCGCACGTCGGGCCGTTATGATTTCTTCGGTCGCCGTTTTGCCGTCAAGTCCTTTGTAGGCCCACCGCTCGGCGGTTTGTACGGCGGTATGGAGCGCTTCGCCCTCGGCATCGCCCGTCTCCATGCCGTCGAGAATCTGTCGTTGGAGTCGGAAGCGGGCATAGTCGGCGGCATGTGCGGCGTCCATTTTCCCGATATTGGCCGCCTGCCAGTCGATCGCGGCCATCGCCTGCGCCTGCTGGCTCATCGTCGGCTTGTGCATCGCTTCGAAAACCTGTTTGCGCAGTTCTTCATTTTCGATTTTGGCGAGCGCTTTTTTCTCCTCGGTTTGCAGGACGTGTGTTTTGTGGACGTATGCTGCGACGTTCGGCAGTTCCAACGCAGAGAACCCCGCTCCCATGAGCGACGTGGTGAGAAACGTCGTCCAAAGGTTTTCACCCGAAAGATTCTCCCGCCATTGTTCGTGCTCTCCGGTCAGAAGGGGCGACAGGATGCCTCCGGCGACCTCTTCCAACCATTCATCGACCGGGCCGTTCCATAGAGTTCGATTACGGAAGTCGGTAAGATACCTGCTCCGAGAATATCCCGGCAATAGCTTGTCGAACGACAGTTTTACGCCCATACGCCGGCCGAGCTGCTCGACTGGCCATTTCAGTACTTTCTGTACGCCTTTGCCGAGTTCTCCGCCGATATGCTCGGTAAACACGTCTGTAAACGAATCGGCGGCCGCCTTATACATGAGTTCGTACTTCGGCACGGGATGTTCTGTAACCGTCCCGTTTTCTGCCACTGTGTATTGTTGTTGCGCCCGCTGGTGGTAGTTGGTGTAGGTTCCGGCCTGTAAAGGCGTCATAGCGGCTGCGCTGACGGTATATTCACCCAATTTACGCAGGCCCCGCCCTACAAGGTTTTTCGCTTCTTTTTTGATAAGGGCACGTCCGACGGTTTTTGCGGCTCCGCTGCCCAAACCGCTCGTTGTGGCAAAGCCGGCCATGTAGGGCAGCGATGCCGCGACGCCGCTGCCGACTTTCGCGCCGGTGGTGGGGCCGCCTCGCCGGGCGATATACTCGTTTATTAACCCTGATGTGCGGAACAATTCGACTATATCTTTTTCGGTCGGGGTCAGCCGTTCGCTTCGGGCCGCTTTTTTCAGCGCCCGTGTCGTTACGATGTTTTCGGCCAGCTCGCGGGTTCCGAGCGAGGCAAAGTCCGCCAACGTCTGCCAGTCGAAAATTTCACGTGTAAGTCCCGATGTGCCGTCTCCGGCCTGTTTGTCCTTTTCTGTTTTCTGATTGAGGATTTTCAAGGCCCGCTCTGCGGCCTGCATGAGCTGCGTATCTTCACCGCCGAGAGCCGACGGGCTGCGTAGCATTTGCGATTTTGCATAAGAAGCCCATGCCTGTTGCCACAAGGACGCATTGTCCGTACCCTTATCCATGCGTGCCAACGTCTCCTGTCGTCGGGCGTCGGCTCGTTGGCGGGCACGGTCGTAGATCGCTTCGATATGTTCCGTGAGGCCCTCTTTGATTTGCCGCTCGTAATCCTCTTCGGACATGTTCGGAGCCGGTTTTGGAAGTGCATACGATGCAGATATATCGGGTGCTTCGCCCGATTCGGATTCGGCGGTCAGAGCGGATGGTACCGAGGCGTCGGCTCCACGTCTGCGGGTCTTTTGTAGGCCGGATATGGCGTTGAGCTGCCGAAGCTGTTCGGGGGTGAGTTCGGGAAGTGAGTTATTCATAATTCAGATAGTAATCCATGATCTGTTGGTCGGAGAAACCGGCTTCGCGCATCTGTTCGGCCTGTCCTGTTTCAAGCAGATTCAGTGTTTCGGGGGAGTATGGCCCGGTAATATAGCGTTTCGGCTGCCGGAACAGCAGCCCTATATCGGCGGGTGGTTTCGAGGGCTCCTGTTCGCCCGTGAGTTTCAGATAAACTGTGCGTAAAAGCTGTGCTTTCTGTGCCGGTTTGAGCTTGCCATACGAGAACTGCGGGACTTTTTCGCCTGTGTAGGCCGGTTTCTTGGTCGGGCTTCCATCTTCGGGAATGATGCCCATATCACGGCCTTTCTCGTAAAGCAGACTTTCCTGTGCCGGCGAGAGGCTTACGACGGTCTTTTCGTCGCGGTCGAGAAACTGGACGACGGCTTTGTCGGCGGCTGCGGCTGCGCGTGCGCTGGCGGTTGAAGCCGACGCTGCGGCTCGCGTGCGGGCCACTTTGAGGTTATTTTCACCCCGTATTTTTTCGATTTCTTTCTTGTCCCGGAGATCCTCGGCCCGTTTTTGTTTCTCTTGCTGGGCTTTCCACATATATCCCAGCAAGGCGTCGTATTGTTTCTGCGCGAGGTTATAGGCTTGGCCGGCGGCCGAGGCTTCCATGTTCGCGGCCTGCTGCTCGCCTTCCTGTTGTCCCATGAGGGCACGGAGTTTCAGTTGTCGGTATTCGCGGTTTTGGCTGTCGTATAATTTTTCCCACTCATTGATCCGGTCGAGCATTCGCAGCGGAGCATCGGTACCGGTTTTCGGCACATAACCTTCCGTTGCCATACCGACGATTCCCGTACCGAGGGCCGTAAGCATATTGCTCCATGCCGCGATCTTTGCGGCTGTTTCGGCGCGTTTGATGCGTGCGGGATCGGCTTCCGGCTTCATCGTCTCGATGTAGGCGAGAATCGGATTTTGGCCGCTGCGGTATAGTTCTGCGGCCCGTTGCTGTTTTTGCTCCCATACGGCTTTCTGTTCCTCGGCACGCTGCTGCCGCCGTTGCAGTTCATCCGCAAAGGAGAAAATGGCTTTTGTCGGTTGCTCTTGCGGTTCCATATCGCTAATTGTTGCCCGTGATTCCGGCAAGTCCCGATTTGCCGAACCCTCCTAAGCCATAGAGCATGGCGAGTTGCCCGAACGCATCGCCTACGCCGCTGACCATGTTTTGCATACCGCTGATTTTGCCCGATTCGGCTTCGTAGCGGGCATTGTCGAGGTTGTCGAGGCGGGCTTGATATTGTTGTTGTATCTGGTCTTTGTGCTGTTCACCCAATCCGGCGATTTGGGCGACGACCTGCGAATAGTTCTTGTTGAGCTTGCCGGCAGCGGCGACTTTCGCTTCATCCGTCGCTCCGCTCTTGATGGCGTTTGTATTGAGCGCTTTGAGTTCATCCTCGTTATAGTCCCGAATACGTTTGAGCATCGCCCGCGAATCGGCACGGTCGAGGTACGGTTGGTTCATTTCCGATTGATACCATTCGTCGAGCCGTCGCCGACGGTCTTCGAGTATTTGGTCGGCCTTCTTGCGGCGTTTATTGGCCGAAACGCCGCCTGCGATGGAGGAGAGAGCCGAAATTCCGGCTCCTATGGCTAATGCAACGGGAAACATGATTGTCTAATCTTTATCACTTTGTAAAATTAGCGGCCGCAGGTGAGAAAATATCCTTATTTTTGATCGGAATATATCAATAAATCAGATACTTAATGTCTCGAAAGACCCTTCAAGACGACGAAAAGAATGCAGTCTGCGTGAGATACGCGCAGACGGGAAGTCTGCGGGCCGTAGCCTCCGAATACGGCATCAGTCCCATGCGTGTAAAGCGTTTGTGGGAGGCGTTGGGCGAGCAGCAGCAACAAGTGCTGCGGGCATCGGTCGAGGATTTGAGGCAGGAGGTCGAGACAACGATCGTCCGCAGCGAGCTGACAGGCGACTATCTTGAACGGGTAATTAAGGCGCGGGATGCGGCTATTGCCGAATTATGGGCGCGTCTGTCGGACGCGAAGCTGCGCAGGGCCATGTCCGATAAAAATCTGATCGCAGCCTGCAAAACGTTGTATGATATGAGTAGCGGGGCCGAAAAGCGACAGTCCGAACCGAACGACTTGTTCATGGTATTGAACCAGCGTATTCACAACGAAATCAATCACAACTATTACATACAAGAGCATGGAACGACAGAGGCAGACGGTTCCGATAGCGGGAATTAACCGTGCGGAAAATGATTTGACGGTGCAGGACGGCTGTTGCGAAACCCTGCACAACCTGCGATATGACGCGGGGGCATGGCGGAATGTCGAGACTTTCCGGCCGGTGGCGGAAATAACCGATTTCGGAGGTTTTACGTTGTTGTATAAGCATCCCGCGACGGCCGATGACCTCTATATCGCCTCGGACGAAAGCGGCACGATTCACGAGGTGTGCGTGTCGGGCGGGCGGCTGTCCTCGACACAGGTGATTATGCGCGGGGTGTCGGAGCTGCGGCAGACTTTTTCGTTCGGGAATGTCTTGGTGTTTATTACCGACGGTCGGGAGCTATATTACGTCCTTTACGGTAATGAATATGTCGCTTTCGATATGCCGGAACCGCCGGATATAAGCGAATCGAAAGAAAATAGATCGCGCTTCAAGACCGATTTTTATGCAGCGATACATCATGATTTCGGGAGTGTCACGTATGATTACGTCGCCGGTGACGACTTGGCACGCATGGATAATATCGCTCCGGACGGCGGGTATTTCTTTACACGCATCACTGATAAGAAAAACAAAACATTGCTGCTTCCTGCCGTGGATGGCGAATACTGGCTCGGAGCCATAGCCGTAATGGTCGCCTATCGCATGATGGATGGTGCTACGGTGGCGAACTCGGAACTGATGATCTTCGCCTCGGACGGCGGAGAGAGCGAGGACGGTCAGTACGTCGATTATGTGGCGGACGGAATGCCGTCGAAAGTCCCGGAAAGTATCAGATACGGGGTTTTCATCGGGACGAAATACAAGCACACGACCTGCACCAATAATTTTTATATCCAGCCTCAAATCGTTATCAATATTCCGGAAGGGATAGATACGCGCATCATCGAGAGCGTGGCTATCTATTCCACTCGGATTATTCCTGTGTACGATTTCGAACAGACATGGAACGGCAAATGGAGCCTGTCGGATCGGGGGAGCGGAGATGACAACAGTTACATGTGGGCTGCGGATTTCAGAAAACTGTTTACAAAGGACGTGGACTTGTTGCAGGAACCTCTGTATCGGATTAAAGAGATTGAAGTGCGCGATTTTGTCAAGAACAGCCATAAAGAGGCACTCACCTATACGCTTCTGAAAAATGCGGAGAGCCAGCCGGTTTTCGAGCCTACGCAATCGCTCCACACGCAGGTTGCAGGGTGTTACTACGAATATAACGGGCGGTTGCACAAGGGAAATATCCGTACCCGCCTTTTTGCCGGTTATTCCCGCTTTTGTTTGGGTGAGACGGAAGAGGGGATAACGACGAAGTTGATTTGCCGGTTGGATATAGACAATACCAGCAAGCAAGTGTGTCGTTCTGTACCAGCGTTCCGGCCGACGAAAATCCGCAGGGTCGCATCATACCCCGATTATCGGGCCGTCCAGTTTGCCGTTATGGTCGATGACCCCGGCTCTTATGGCGGAAAATGTCTGCTGAATGTCAAGCTCGATGCCTGCGAGGGTAATAATTATGCTTATGCCGTCGGCACTCCATCCGGCAATGCAAAATACCCGTGTATTAAAATGTCCGAATCCCCCGTAGAGTATGAACAGACGAACGACGACGATACTTATATCGAGACGAACCGCGTACAAGTATCTGCGACGAACAACCTGTTTTCCCTGCCTTTTGCCAATTCGTACCGTTTCGGAGTAAGCGAGGAGCGGATCATCGCCATTGCGACGGTGGTGGATGAGCTTTCCGCAACCCGTTTCGGCGCTTTCCCGCTCTACGTCTTTACGGATCGGGGCGTGTGGTCGCTGGAAAGCGGAACAGGCGAGGTGCTCTATTCCAATATTCTGCCTGTCAATCACGACCAGATTATCAATCCGAACACCTGCACGGCGTTGGAAACGGTGTTTTATATCACCTCACGGGGCGTACATAACCTCCGAGGACGTTCCTCGCAGCTTATTTCCCGGCAGATCGAGCGATACACCGGAGAGCTGACCGAATATTTGAAAACGGCGCAGATCTGCTTTCAGTTCAAATACGGGGATTTGATCGTCTATAACCCCGAATATCCGTATGCCTATGTTTATTCGCTGGCCTCCGGCTTCTGGTCGTCGCGCGATATGACCGGACGGATACTTAATAACGGGCAGATCATTATGCGCGGCGCGATCGCCTTACTTGGCGACGAAACGATGTCCTGTTCCGTCGATTGCCGCATCGTAACGCGCCCCTTGAAATTCGGAACGACCGATTTCAAACGCCTCGAAACAGCCGTAGTGCGCATCATGTCGCAGGACTGTTTCGTGCATGTGATCGCCGAAGGGTCGAACGACTGCCGTACATGGATAACCTTGCGCGACGTTTGGTGTCGTGTCGGCGATATGGACGCACGCTTTCGGCGTACTTCTACGTCGTTCAAATTCCTGCGGTTCAAACTGCATCTGACGGCCAACGAGCGGTTGTCGATGACCGGTGTGGATGTCGAGTGGTATCCTCGCTTTACGAAACGGTTGCGGTAG